TCAAGATGCGGCTGTAAGCCTCGATGAGCGCCTTCTCCCGGGGCTCTCGTTGCGTGCGCCCGGTCCAGCCCGGCAGAGAGTCGTCGACGAAGTCTTCGGCCAGCAGCAGTGCCTGGCCGTAGGTCTGGAAGCTGTTCACACCGAATGCCAGGCCCGTGGTCGACGAAAGCATCAGCGCCTGCGAGAGCAGCACGGTGCCGCCGGCGGTCGTGACCTCCAGCGTGACGGTGCGGATGCCACGCAAGGCGGGCGGGGTCAGGATGTTCAGCGCGCCGAGCACGGTCACGTCCACCCGGGTCTGCGCCGGGCTCGTGACCGTGATGGGAGTCCAAGGCTGCAGCTGAGCTTCAGCCTCATCGTCGACCCGAAAGCGCAGCGCGGTGGGCAGCAGAACCGCGCCCGCCTCGTCCTTCAGGTCGAAGCTGACATTGGCCGGTTGGCCAGGTGCGAAGTTCTGCATGCCCGGCCCTTACAGCGTCGGTTCGCTGCCGCCGGCGGATTCCGCCTGCTTCGCAGCTGCTTCGGACGCGGCAACAGCCGCAGCTTGTTCCGCCTGCTTCTGCTTCTCGCCCTGCATCGTCAGGATCTGGCCGATCAGCTGGGCGATGGAAGTGCCGCGGATGCCCAGCGGGTCGGCGATTGCGCGCACCGCCTTGATGCCGCCCTTGTCGGCAGCAGCGGCGAGCTCATCCGGGGTGTAGACCTTGCCCGGCTCGGGCGGCAGCTCAGGCGCGTCAGCGGGCTTCGTGCCCTCGGGCGCGACAGTCCCGCTGTAGGTGTCGATCAGGCGCTGTGCGTCCGACGGGTTGGTGCCGTCCTCGGCGTTCTCGATGGCGACCAGCGCAGCCAGCTGGGCAGCATCGGCTCGGCCGATGTCTTCCACGCTGACGCCGTCGACGAAATCAAACACGCCGAATTGACCGGTGAAGCCGGCCCAGCCGGGCTCGACGATCTTGACCTTCATGTGTTGCTTCCTCTCTGAGAAATCGGTTGCGGGAGGAAAAACGGGGGCATCCGCCCCCGTTCTTTGTCACCCCTGACTGTCGCCTTAGGTGTTCGACACACCGGCGAGGCGGGCCATGGACTTGGTGGACTTCAGGGCCAGGCCGCAGTACCACTTCAGGCGGGTGCGGATGGCGTCCTTGTTCTGCACCGTGCCCACGGCTTCGACACGCATGCCGGCAGCGGAACCACCGTACAGACCGTGCAGACCGTCCAGCTCGTTGGCTCGCACCGCGTAGACCGAGCACAGGTTCGTGCCGGAGCCCAGCGTTTCGTTGCCCGGCAGGTAGTCATTCACGATGACCGGCACGCCGTTGTGCGAGAGGATGGGCTTCTCGAAGTTCGGGTGCTGGAGCATCGCACCGGTGTTGCCACCAGCAGCGCGCAGCAGCGCAACGAACGCGCGGCGGGTGCCCGAGCGCATCATGATGAAGTCGGGCTTGTTGGGCACGGCGTCCACCAGTTGGTCGAGCAGACCCAGCGTGAGCGCACCACCGTTGGTCGCGACCGGGTTGGTCGTCAGCACCTTGATGCCGTCGAACTCCTTGGTGTTCACCGAGCTGTCGCCGGTGGCCACGGATGCCTGGAACTGGCGGCCCAGCGCCTTCGCCTTGAGGGCGATCTGCGTGGCCAGCTGGTTTTCCGTGTCCGACATCGTCTCGGCCAGGAACTTGTCCACGTCCACGTCGCCGATCAGGATGCGCAGCTTCGTGATCACTTCCGTGAACGTCGCGGCATCTTCGGTCACGGTGTCGTTCGGGTCCAGGTAGGACACGGTCGGCAGCGTGTTCTCGCGCTTGTAGAGGTATGCCTTGCCCGAGACCTTCTCGAACGGCAGCAACGAGAACATCTCGTTGACGGTGATGATTTCCTCGACGATGCCCTGAACCACATCGTTCTGGGACAGCTTCTCGGCTTCGACTTTCAGCAGCGGCATTTCATGCTCCTTGTTGTTCTTCTTCTTGCTCGCGCAATGTGTCAGTGCTGACTGAGTTTAAGGGCGAGCGTTTTTCTTGGCAAGGTCCTTCAGGCCGGCAGCGATCTTGTCGATGGAACTCATCGACGACCGATCCTCTCCGGCAGTCTGGCGGGCCCCCTTGTTGTTGGTGGAACTGCCCGCACCAGGGCGCACCTTTGAACGAATCAGGTGGTCCTTGTCCGGGTCGGCCTCGACGAGCTTGCGGAGCGCTTCATCGAACGCGAGCGGGTTGCCGGCGGCATCGACGAGCTTGGTGCGTTCGCTTGCACCGGCGGGCTTGTCGAAGCCGACGACTTGGCCGTCGGCGAACTCGAAGTGCGATCCGTAGATCACACGGGCCTTGTTGGGAGTCAGCGTGAGGTCATCGGCCACGAACTTCGAGCCGGCGAATGCACCGCCCACCGTCATGTCCGCGATCTGCTTCTGCAGGGCCTGCTGAGCACGACTGGCCTCAGCGACCTGCTTTTCCAGCGCGGTCTTCTCGGCGGTGTGGCGCTCGCCCATCTGCTTGACCAGTCGGTCGTATTCGCCACGTGCTTCGAGCCGCTTGTGCTCAGCAGCTTCCTGCTCGGCGAGCAGGGCCTTGATCTTCACGGGATCGATGCCCTCGAATTCCTTCAACTTCAGGGTTGCTGCCGCCGCTTCTTCTGCTGCCTTTCGCGCGGCCTCTTTGTGGGCCATGAGCTCTTTGAGCAACTTCGCTTCGGCATCGGTCGGCTTGTTGGCAGCCGCGGCACGCGCGGCCTCCTCTGCAGCAGCCTTCTCCGCGGCCTCCTTCTCGGCTGCGGCCTTTGCCGCTGCGTCGTCGGAACCGCCACCACCTCCGGAACCACCGGCTCCGCCACCCGTGCCGTCGTCGGCCGGGCCCATGAGCTTGTGGAGGTGCATCAGTCGTTGGATTCGGGTCATGTCTCTTCCTGCGGCCAGTCTCTCGGCCTTTGTTGTTCGTGTGCGTGCTCGGTCTCTCGGCGCGCGCCCTGTCAGGCCGCCAATTCCTTGGCGGTTTTCTGTGTGCTGGCGGCCCTCACCGGGTCACCAGCGCCCTTCGTCGCTCCCGGGGCCTGGGCCAGGCTGACGAGTGCGTCTGCCGTTGGCGTCCATCCCTTGATGGCCGCGTCGAGCTTCTTGCTGAGCTCTTTTGACGCGGCCGGGAACAGCTTGTCCTTCACCGAGCGCATCTGCTCCTGGCGGAACTCGTCCGGTGCAGCCAGCAGGCTCAGTCGCGCGGCAATCTCGAACTCGTCGTAGAGGCCGCGGGTGTCGAAGTCACGCGGGTAGGTGACCAGGTTCTCAAGACCGGTCATCCGCTCTTCTTGGCCCGCCCATAGGGCGACCAGGTAGGCGACCCGACGCTCGGTGATTTCCAGTGCGTCGGCCTTCGCCGAAAGGAGGGTGTTCACGCGCTCGAAGTCGTAGGCTTTGGCGGCTCCGGAGGCGTTGTCGATGCCGCCGCCGTTGTCGTCTTTCGTGCGCTCGCCGGCCAGGCCGACGGAGTGGTAGATCTCGTTGATGATCTTGCCGATGGCGGTCAGGATCAGCTGCGCCTGACGCGGGTCTGGGCTCAGGTACTTGGGCTCGCCCGCCTCACCGTTGTAGGTGAACACGCGCTTGGTGCTCATCTCGATCACCTTGTCGTAGCCCTCTTCGCCTGGCAGCAGGCCCTGGGCGGGCATGGCCAGCTGGCTGAAGGTCTGGTCCTGGATGATTGCGTCCAGGTTGGACAGGTAGTTCGCGTTCGCGCGGTCCAGGTAGGCGATGTCGTCGATGAGGCCAGCGGATTCGTAGGCCTCCTCGCTGAAGTTGTGGTCCGCCTGCACCACCGGCACGACGCCAAGGTAGTGGTCGCCCTGCGCGATCTGCACCACGCGCTTCTTTCCACGCACCTCCTGCTCCTCGAACAGAAACCAGCTGGTGCGCGTCCACAGTCGGTATCGGGGCACCCAGGCGCCGCTGCTCTCGAAGGGGTCGTCGTCGTCGCGCTTGCACTCGCGGATCAGCACCCACTTGTATTGGCCCAGCTCGTCGTAGGCCATGTCCAGCATGTCCTGGGGACGCACGATGTAGCTGTAGATGCGCACGTCGCCGGCCTTCTCATCGGCCAGCGTGACGGTTCCGCCGTCGGCGGCCGTCGAGTCCACGACCACATAGAGGCGTCCGTATTTGCTGGTGCCGGTCGAGATCCGCTTGGCGTAGGTCTCGATGGGCAGTCCGGTCAGCGTCGCCTTCTTCCAGAAGGCCTTCACTGCATCCGGGGCGTCCTCGGTCTTGCGGGCGACCGGCTGCTTGAAGAGGTACTTGTCGACCAGCTCGACCACCGCCTTCGTGTGATTGAAGCGGTAGGCGCGACAGACGCGGTCCTCGAATTCCTTGTCGCCTTCCTTGAGGTACCGAAAGATGTTCGTCGCGAACCATTCCCGGCCGCCCTCGAAGGTCGACTCCAGGAAGTCCCAATGCGCTGCCAGACGCTCGTAGAGCGGGTGGCGACGCTTGATGAGTTCGGTGAGCTTGTCTTTCATGGTCCTTATAGGCGACTGGGCCGATTATGTGTCAGTGCTGACTGTCGCGCAAGTTAAATTGAGACACCCAGCACCTCGATCTTGCGGACGGGGAATTCGTACTCGATGCAGTAGCCCGCCGCGTCGGCGGCGTGCTCGACGCCCGCGCTCTTGTCGACCTCTCGCGTGCCGGGGATGTAGAGGGTCTGCTCCAGTGCCTCGATCAGCTTCTTGCACCGAGGATCGACGTACATCTTCACGTCGCCGTTGGCGGCCTTCAGCATGCGGTTCACCGCGTTGACGCGGTCGGCCACCTTCGGGTGCTTGCGGCGGTACTTCTGCTTCTTGAAGCCGCGGGCCCGGAAGATGTCCAGGTCCGACTCGCCGCGGCCCTTTGTGGATCCGTAAGCGCCGGCCGGGTCAGGGTAGATCACGATCTGGTCCATGTAGCGCCAGTAGCGACGCTCCAGCTCGTCACACAGCTCTTCGGTATTGGAGGCAGGCAGGCAGATCTCGTCGATCGCCCAGATCTCGCCATTGCGCTGCTTCTGGAACACGACCGACGACATTGGATCGATGTTGAAGTCCTGCCCGATCCACATCGGCAGGCTGGGATTGAACGCCAGCGGCTTCACGTGAACCCGGCGGTCGAACGTGTAGTAGACCCGGCCGCTCATGGTCTCGAAGGAGGCCTCGAACTCCTGGCGGAATGACTTCTCGTCCATGTCCGCGCGCGCCGCCTCGATCTCGTGCGCCGGGATGAAAGGCGAGGTGATGGTCGGGAACTGCCAGCTCTCCCAGGCGAGCTTGTCCGCCTTCTGTCCGGTGGCCCAGAGCTCGAAGAGGAAGTTGTAGGCCTTCGGCGTGCCGATGAACAGCGCGTGGCCACCGGTGGACGCGAGCGTCGGGCGCAGCACCTTTGTCCAGGCATCGGGGTCGATGTCCTGGACCTCGTCCATGACCAGGTAGTGGACGCCAACGCCGCGCAGCGAATCGGGGTTGTCCGCGCCCTTCAGCTCGATCTTGGAGCCGTTGATCAGCGTGATGGTGAGGACGGTTTCGTTGTATTTCCGCACCCAGCTGCGCGGGATCGATTCGACCAGCTCCGGCCACATGATCTGCTTGGCCATGCGGTAGCTCGGCGCCACGTACCAAATGAGGCGCTTTGGCACGCGGGCGAACTTGATCAGGCAGACCTTGGCCAGCTGCGACTTGCCCCACCGGCGACCGGCCACGACGACCTTGAACCGCTTCTTGCTGCGGTAGACGGCCATCTGCTTCGCATGCAGGAACAGGGTGTTCTTCGGTGGCCGGAAGGCTTCCCGAATCTCGTCCGATGCGACTGCCAAGGCGCCCGACACCACGCCCGGAGTGACCACGGGCTCGGCGGGGCTCGTGGAGAGCTCCAGGGACACTTACAGACCCTCCTCGCCCAGCGTTTCGAGCCCGGGGTCGCTGTCGA